TGGAGGCTAGGGTAAGATTACTTTCAGGTAAGTTATTTCAAGATGAGTTTTATGTTTCAGCACTATGCCCTAACACAACTGATATGCTTATGAAACTGGAAGCAGATAAGAAAGACCCCACAAAACCTAAGAGAAGTAGGTACATCCATAAGTTTGATAGCGTTACCTATCCTATATTCAAGCTAGAATTGAACGGACAAGCTCATGCACCAAGGGCAAGGGACGTTAGAGCCAACCTAATTCATTGCGGAATATCTTGATTGTGACACTAAAATTGGTTATCACACAAGGAACATGGCAAATTTAAATGATAAGGTTGTATTGGATTTAACCGATGATACCGAACTTGCTGGTTACTTGGCTGCAAAAGATGTTGGTGAAGAGTGTAAGATGACAGTGACAGGTGTACTTGATGACCGGACTGACGATCAAGCAGTATTCTCTGTTAAAGAAGTATCTATTCATAGCAAGTCTGAGCCTGATGCACCTGATGAAGATGCCGCACCAGTTCTTGCTGTTATGATGGGTGGGGATGCAGCAGCTAACAAATCCAAGGCTGAATCCTATTGACCGCAAGCGTATTCCTACTCGAACAACTGCATGGAAAAGCTGGAGTTAAAGAAGGCTGGGATAGGAGAAGGGTTAAACGATGTGCTAAATTTCTTAATGTCACAGTTGAAGAACTTGCAGCTCGGAGTTGTATTCCATATTCAAAGCTAAAGAAATGGATGCAAATAAACAAAGTGCCACCGTACATAGCATTGTTATTTTATCTACAGGAACAAGCGGAACTAGAGGCAAGATATGATTGATTTCGATATACTCAAAGACCACGGGACTACCAATGAAAGATTAAGGGAAGTCCTATCAGCTAAACTCCCAGCAAAAAAGGTGCTGGATAAGATGGAAAAGAGTAAGGTGAAAGCCTTGCAGAAAGACATCGACAAGAGGGAAGAGATGGAGAAGTTGGTAGCCAGTAGGATAACTGAGGCTATTACTTTCTCACTAAGGAACCACCACCTGTACAGTTCTGTTGATCTAGCTTGGGATAGTACACCTCTGAATAGCAGGGTTATTCCATTGGTAATGTACGCTCAGAAGAGAATCAACGTGTCGAGTTGTGTTAAGGAACTAGATAAGCTGAAGGTTTCTGACAAGTACGTTAAGCGAGGAGCCGCAGGGCAACCAGATGAAATAGATTTACCTAAGTTCTTTGAAGTTAACATTAACCTAGTGCGTAGCTTTGTAACTAGAAGGCTGGCTGCACAGGTAAACAAATACAATAACCTATACCCTTTCTTTAAGTACGAACCTAGATCGACAGGGGTTACAGGAAAGGTTAGGGCTGATGTTCTATCTCAAAGGGTAGAGATCATGTCTGACCAGTATGATTACAGACACTTTCAAACGCAGGTGGTCAGGGATATGTTCCTATACGGTCACAGCGTAGCATTTCCTAGAGCTGCTTGGGAACGGGAAGTTCAATGGGAGAAGGCAAATCCAGAATACGACGACAATCGTGCCAAAACTAAGGTCACAAAGGAAGGGATCAGTTGGATCAACCCCCATCCTAGTAGAGTCTTTTGGGATAATGCCTATCCTTTGACATCCCTAAACTCCGATACAGGCTCGGAATATGTAGGGTTCTGGGATGTGGTTAGGTACAGGGATGTGATGAGCAACCCAATGTATTTTAACCGTGACTCAGTTGGTTATACGACAGCGTCAGTAGGTTTGTTTACTCAGTATGCAACTTACTTTAACCACTACTACACGCAGATAGTTCCCCCTCGCACAGAGGATGATCTAACTAGCTGGAACGATCGGAAGAACAGCGTAGGTATGTACTCAGGAGAAATGGGTGATACCTCCGTGTTTGTTACCGATTACTTTATGAAGTTAGTACCTAACCAGTGGGGTATTGGGGATTATCCTCACCCTGTTTGGGTACATATGAGGGTAGCTGGAGATTCTACAATTATATTTGCAGAGTTCCTTCCTTCATCACCTGCTGCTGTATTCTCTTACAATGAGAACGATACTAGATTAAGGAACTTAAGTGTGGCTCACGAACTTATGAGCTACCAAGACCAGTTGACTAATCTGTTCTCGCAATTACTAGAGACTACGAAGGCTGACCTGTTCAATGTAGGTGTGCTTAATACGGACATCTTTCCTGATACAGAAGAAGGATTAAAACTAAGGCAAGAGTTTCAGAAGACTATGAGTGGTGAGAATTATTATGCCACTACCCATGTACTTGAAGCCTCATTTCAAAAGCTTGCTAACCTAGGGATAGACACAAATCCAGATAACGTATTCAAGATAATCAGAAGCCAACCTAACTCACAGCTAACAAATATATTTAGATCTATAGCTGAGTTGATTTCTATATCTGAAAGGTTAATGGCGTTAAGTCCACAAGAACAAGGACAACCATCACCTAGGGAAACAAGTGCAACTGAAGTCTTAACAATAGCTAACACAACTGAATCTGTTTATACATTTATTAGTGAAGCTATTGATGAGGGCAGAGCTGCAATGAAGCGGGTTATCTATGAATCAATTGTAGCAATGGGAAGTAACACTATCCATCTACCTGTTAAGAATAGATATATCCCAGCAGTAATACAGAAAGCTGGCTTTGATATAGACACAGATGATGCTGAGATGATGGACCCTGACATTGAGAGAAGGTACACAATCATCGGTAGTAAACGTGGGTTATGTCATGACTATGTATTTACAAGTAGAGACGGATCAGAGAGAGCATCCAATCTCCAGCAAGCTCAAGCCTTAATACAAGTGTTCCAGATTGTGAGCCAATCACCAGTGGTTCTGGAAGCATTAGGTAAAGATAAATACTTTGAACTTGTTAATGAAATCGCTCGCAAGTCTGGCACTGATCTCAAGCTAGAGATAGGAACCGGACAAGACAATAGCTTAGGAGGGCCAAACCAGCAGATGCAACAAGTCATGGAGCAAATGGCTGGAATTGTTGAGCAGAATGCAATTGATATTAACTCAATCAAAGATGCATTAGGTGGTGGTGGAGAAGCTAATCCTCAAAGCGGGACTATGCTTGAGAGACAAGCCGCACAAGAACAAGCCGCAGCACAAGCATTAGCAGCCGAGATACAACCACAGCAACAGCAAGAACCTATAGTATAATGGCTGAGTATAGAGGTAAAAATGTAAAGCTAGGTAAGCCTCGCAAGATTCCAGGTGTCACACCAAAGGGTAAGAAGTACACCGTCTATGTTAAGGACAAGTCAGGCAAGGTTAGGATCGTACACTTTGGAGCAGTTGGTTATTCAGATTTCTTGAAGCATAAGAACAAGAAACGCAGAGCTAACTTCAAGGCCAGACATAACTGCTCAACGGCTAAAGATCGTACTACACCTCGATACTGGGCGTGTAACTATAATTGGTAATTTATGGCAGAGACAGAAACACTAGAGCAGGAACAGGTAGAAACACAGGCAGAAGAAACACATCAAGTAGAAGAACAAGAAGGGAACAATGAAGGTTTCCTAGACGTTCTTTATACTGATCTAGGTGTAGACATCGAGCCGCCACCTGTTGAGGAAGAAGAACCCGAACCCGAACCCGAACCTGAGCCTGAACCAGAGGCGAAAGCAGAGGTAGAAACTACAGAGGATTCAACTGAACCAGAACCAGAACCAGAACCAGCTAAACCTAAGAAGAAGTTTTCGGTTAAGCAACCTGAGTTAT